CTGCCGCCGTCCTCTTTCCAAGCTCTAAATATTGCACGGCCTCTCATTTTGCGCGTACGTCTGCCGGCGCCTGTTTGATTGCTTGCATCAACAATTTCGCCGTATTGGTTTATAGCTTCAATAAACATATTACCGGCGCCTGGATTGCTGCTCTGTGATAAGCGCTTATCGCTTCCACGTTGAGTACCGCCATAACGGTAATTTTTAACTATAGGGTTTTGTTCACGCCCGTTTGGATGCACTCGGCCTGCAGTTTCATAAATTGTGCCTGCAGCCGATACGTTTACAATACGAGCTAACGCCCTAAACCCTTGCCGATTAGGTTTGGAGGGTGAAGTTTTATATCCAATACCGGCTTTAGCTGCACGACTATCCCATTCAGGAAAACGTGCATTTTCTGAAGTCTTACCCCAACCCGATAGAGGAGCATCACTAGGTATAAAACCTCTAGCATCCTTTACAATAGGCTTTAATAGGTTTGCTAATTCTTTCCGCATTTCTTTTGCTAAATCAGGTGTAAATGCCTTTAGAGCTTTGCTTAATTGCTTAGCGCCTATTACCTCTGTTGGCATTTTGTTGCTCCTTAGCTTTATCGGTTAAAACCTTTAGCATATTCTTGAACATATGTGCATCAAGGTCTAGTAAATACTGGGGCGGGATTCCTGTTTCAACGGCTAGTTGTGCGACCAAATAACCAAAGGAACCCCGACCCACTATTGCGAAGGGTCATCCTCCAACACCTCAACCTTAGCTAAGGTGTCCAAGAATAAAGCTCCAAAAACAGGCACTTCAACACCGTCTGACCTAAGACATTCCCAGGCCAGCCAGTAAACATCGCTCTGTTTTTCATCATCTCTAAAAGCTTTATGAAAGCCTTTTTTTGCGTACAACTCAAAGGCCCACTCGATTTTGGGCGTTATCTGATGTTCGGATAACGTACCGTCAGCCCTTGTTATTTTGAGTTTTGCCATTGTGTTAGCCCCTTTTCTTTATTGTTATGGTGCGGTTGTAATTACGATTGGTGAGTTACAAGTAAATGTAATTGACTGGGTGCCAATGCTTGAAACATCGCCTGAAATGTCGGTAGTGTTGTTTACCAAAACCGTAGTACTGTACAAAGGATTGGTACTTGAAACTACAGCACTTGTTTGCTTTAGCGTAAGAGGTACTGTTGTACCCCAGGCAGATTGCAAAGCTGTACGGACTGAGCCGGCACCTGATGCAGAATCATCATTGAGGAAATCTAGAGTAATAGTGCTGGCCTCTAGACCTTTAACAAACTTGTGAGCAGTATCGCCCATAGCTGTTACTTCAAGCTCATCAAAGCTACGGTTAATGGTAGCGCTAGTTGTATTCGTTGTTAACACAACGCTATTTAGCGTAACTTGTACGCCATTGGATAGAAATACGCTCACGGCCTACTCCTCTACTTTCTCTTTAGTTGGTTTATCTTGTTTTGGCTCTTCATTTTGTTTTGGTACTTCTTGCCCTGTTCGCTTGAAAAAGGCTAAGTCTTCTTCGCTCCACGCCATTTTATTCTCCTATGTCCAGCTCGTTAGTATGCTTATTTGTAAATCTGCCGTTAAATAGTCACCTGAAGCAACGCTCAAAACGCTTGGAGCGCTAACAGCGGTAACGTTAAAAACAATAGCGCTAGATGCCAATTTATTAAATACGGCCACTATTGTATCTTCAATACCTATAAGGTTTGAGGCATTATCAAACATAGGCACCGTCATAATAATCTTAAAATTAGCCATAGGCGAAATGCTGGCATATGAGTTATTGCTAGGGCTTATGTATGGGTCAGCCGGAGCTACAACTATGCTGCTACTTTGCATTGTCGCAGGCGGGTAATTAAATACCGTCCACACGCCGGCGTTAGCAAGGGCTGCAGCAATAGTGCTACGTAAAGTAGTTATTGCGGCTGCCATTAGCCAACCATCGCATTAGGGCTTAGGTAAGGTGCCAGCAAACCGCGTACGGATGCCATTAAAGTATTGCTCATCTTAAATGGGCTAGGGCTATATCCATCTACGCTAGTGCCGCCGTTTTGTGTGCTAAAACGAGATGTCCAAATATTCTCGGCCAGCATTAAAGCAGCGGCGTTAATTGCTGGGGTATTAGCGTATGTAGTTGTCTTTGTATCATCACCTAAAATAGTGCCGTAAGGCAATACACGCCTAAAGTTTTGATTGTTTGCAGTCTTTGCATATTGGATAAAACTGTAACCCTGTGGGAATTGCCAGTAATTAAGCTGCATATTAAATGCAGGTAAAAGATTAGCCGTACCTGTGCTAAAAGGAATCGTGCCTGTGATTGTATAAGTACCGTTAAAAGTTGAACCTGCCCCGGCAACCGTAACGGACTCGCCAACAGTAAAGATGCCTGGGTTAGCCACCATCACCGTAGCAACATTATTTACTAACGCAGTACCTACTACTGGCGCATTATCAAACCACAAAAAGCCGTTAATTAAATCTTGTGCGGCTTGGCACGTATCCTCTATCCAGGTATAAGAATCATAAAGAGTACCGACACCTAAAGATGCCTTTAATGTCGCAGCGGTTACATAAGTGGCTGGCATTTTTATACTCCTTACTTACTTAGGTTTGGTAGGTCTCAAAGGGCTAAGAGACCTACCAAACTATTAGTGGGTTTTTATTATGTTAGGTTAAAGCGGCGGATACCACCGGCGATATTAACCATAGTGGCCATATAACCGTAGATAGCGATTTGTACCTGAAGATTAGATACAACGTTAACTGACATATAAGCAGTTGGTGACTCAAAAACTGTGAACGCTTCAGGCGCAATAATAAACGCTGACTCGTCAATAGTTGTTGACACAACGTTACGGTCAACAAATAGGTCTAAGCCCATAACGTTGCCCTTAGCGCTAGTAGTTGCAGCGTTGCCGCCGTTATTCATTGGGTTAGCCGCTGAATAAATTGGGCGCCCAGTTGAATCTGTAGCCCCAAGTAGCAAGCTCCATTGTGAGCTTCCTGCTAGGTAATTCTTAGCAAAATAGCTTGAGTTTGTGTAAGCAAGTGGTGCCTCTGTTGAGATGTATGAAATGATGCCAGCTGATGTAGCTGCTACAGCTGTAGCTTGTGTACCGCCAGCTGTAAGAGCTGCAATTACTGCAGCATCGGTTACCTTGAGATAGTTATTTGTTAACTCGTTAGTAATGGCATCATAAAAGCCAGGGTCAGACCTCTCAAGTAGCTCAATCGAGAGCGTTTGCATTCCACTGTACTTGGAAATACTTGAAGTCAAATATTCTGAGACAGCATCGGTATTAGATACTGCTCCACCTTCAGCTTCAACTGTTACCGTTGGGTAAGTTGTAAACTTAGGACGGTTGATAGTCATACCGCTAGCTGGCACGGTTTGGCGGTCAACGCACTCAAAAGCTGGACGGCCAAAATTACCCTGTGTGGATACGATTGACTGTAAATATTGAGTAGGTGTAAAGCCTAAACCTGCAGATGAGAAATCATCGGCTGCAGTAACAAAAAGGCGTGATTCTTCATCGCCTAGTGATGCTTTTACTTTACGTGCTGTGTACGCGCCCATAGACGTAATATCGTGGCGTACTCTTTGTGAGTTTAATGCACTTGGCATAATGATTTTACGAGCTGCCTCTACTGTAGGTGCAGCCTGCTCTAAGGCATCTGTTGCCTCAGGTGCGTTTTCTTCGGGGGCTGTAGTCACAGCGGCCTCGCTTTCTGTTTCGGTTTCGGTTTCGGTTGTTGTTGAGTTTATTACTGTGTTAGTTGTTGTAACTTTAGTTGATGCTGCTTCTACTGGCGTTACTGGCATCTCGCCAGCTTGTGCTGAAATATTTTGCACCGCAGCGCTCGAAAATGCGGCGCTCTCGACGAGTGACACTTCGCGTAAAGTGGCAGCGGTGACCAGGAGGTAGTTATCTTTTGGCTCTGATGCGGTAACTTCCACACCAACGGATAGGCCATCCATTAACGCTTCCTGGGCTAGCAAAATTGCATCATTACCACGTGAGCTAGAGCTAATCTTAAAACTAGCGTACAACCCATCGCTTGCGCTGTTGATACTTTTCATTCGTCCTACAGGTTTGGAATTATCGTGAGACATCAAAAGTTTTATTTTATCGGGATTCTCTGCACTAATTGAATTAGAAGCGAATACAACACGGCCTGCACTTGTGTTACCCACTTCGCCATAAGGTGCAATTTTGCCAGCGATAATGCGGCGTTCGCCACTATCTACCGCTTGTACTACTCCACTAAACGTTAATAGCATTAGTGCCGTTCCCTTCATTAAGGCCCATTGGGCTTAGTTGTTCCATACTCTGAGCTGTTTGTAAATCTATTAAACCTAGATTAAGCATTTTCTCTATTGCATCTAAACGAGCTGCAGTATCGGCACGTAGGAAAGTCTCATCTAGGGCAAAGCGCACTACGTTACCGTGTGCAGTAATATCATCCATAGATAAGCGATTTTCAATAGCGCTAATAAACGGCTGTAATGAATAAGCTACAAACTCTTTACGGCCATCTAAGATATTTTGGTAAGTCATTGAATTATTCATATCCGCGCTTATGTAATATGCGGGTACGTTCATTAAACGCGCTACCTGTGTGGCTAAATATTGGCTAGCCTCGTTGTACATCATATCTTTAGGACTAAAGCCAATATTTTGCACATCGAGAGTGCTAGTGAGGTAGGCCGTTGACCTGCTACTTCTCGCGGCCTTCCAAGCGGCTAAGATTCCGCTAACTTGTGCTTCAGGCAGGTCAGCCCCGGAGTTTTTAATTACAGAGGTAGCCATCGGTGTTGCGGCTGCAACACTTGCTGCTTTTTCAATATCTATAGCAGCTTGAATTGTACGAGCGCCTGTCTCTAGTACTCCAGGTAACAAAGACTGAAAAGTAACAAGTGAACCAATACCCGACATAGGAGCGCGGGCGCCGTTAACGCTGTAATATTTTACGGCTTCGCCTGTCTCATCTGTTGTAACTGTTACGCGAGTATTAGCTACCCACTCAAAACCGCTAGGCCGTCCATCATCTGCATACAAACTTGTAACGCGCCAATAAGCAACGCCGTAAAATAGTAATGAATCAACTGTATAAGCAATAGTTACGCTACGTGGCTGGCGCATATCGGGCTGGTCAAGCCATAGTGGAGATTCAAGCTTTACACCTGTAGATTTTTTATATAACTCTAAATCTATACTTGAGATTACGCCGGCAATTAAGTTACGGCATCTTCCTACTGCCGGTACTTGTAGCGCAGTAAATCTATCCATAAACGGCGCACCGTTACCGCTTGCATAAAGGCCACCGTAGCTATAAACACCAACGCCGTAACCTTGTGACATAACGGCAGGGGCCAGCTGGGCTGTAACATCTTTTTTAGCTATGCCTAAAGTTTGCAATATACCCATAGGGCGAATTGTAGATTATCCACAAGCAAAACGTTTACTTAACCTTCGGCGTGTCTAGATGTACACCTTAGGCTGAGATATTGGCTTATCAAGATGTAACGCCAGCATCGCCATACCAATAACAGCTGCAACTGAGCCGCTAGATTTTTTGCGAACCACTCTCCAGGCTGAATCGTTGCTCTTGGCTGCTACTGAGTCCATAGCTATATTTAGAGCCGGTTGGTCACCGTGAACCACGCGCCGGTTATCTATCGCATCCTTGAAAATTGAACACGCATTATAAAACTGGGTACCGCTGCAGTCCTCCACTTTCACGCCGGCATTATGAAGCCTGTCGGCAATATGCTGGCCTGTAAACTTGTCAAAAAGTACAAGCTTAGGTAGCCACTCATCGCAATAGGTCTTTATGTCAGCTGCTATTTTTAGTTGGTCAATCGCTCGGTCAGATTCCCACGTTTTAACAAGGCTAAGGCCTATGCGCCCATCGGGCATAACGGCCCCTGCTACAAGTGAGGCGTGTCGGCCTGCGTGTGGCTCAATATCAAAAGCAAACATCGTGTACATACCCGGAGCCATAATAAGAGACGTATCGGCGCACTCCTCCCAGCTTCCAGGTGTCCAGGGGCTTGTATCTGTACCTATCCACTTGCATAAAGTCTCGGTCATAACCGCGGCGTGTGTACTCGTTGCGATTATTTCCTCAATCGCCTCCTCAGAAATTAGCGTTCCTAAAGATGGATTAGCCATAGCCCAGTTAGCTCTATCCCATATGTCGCAGTTATCCGGGGCGCTGTACTCGTAATAACCAACTGACTTAGGCGGCTTGCTTAGCGAGCGCTCGCGCATCTCATTTAGCACGTGACTCTCTTTATGGCCGGCGTTACTAGTGTAAAAGCGCTGGCTATTAGGACGTGTGAGCGTAGTTGACTTTACGGCATCTAGGGCCTCTACTCCGCACTCGCGTAGCTCATCTACCCAAACACAATCGGCACTAAGACCACGCGCTGAATCGGTAGTAGCTGCAACTACTTTAACCTCAGCTCCATTTTCTAGGATTATGCGTTCATTACCATTAGTGCGCTTATATGCCTTGTCTATGTTGCCACCTTTGACCTGGGCTAAGAGGTGTGGGGTGCGCTCGATGATACCTGCCATTATCTCTAACGACTTCGAGGCCATCTGCCGCTGAGAGGACATTATTAGGATGTTACGCTCACCAAAACAGAATAGCCCAGCTAGTACGCGCATCCGCATCATATGAGATTTTCCGGACTGCCTTGCACACACAAATAACGCAGACTTTTTTATAAACATATTTTCATCGTCAACGGCGCACATATCGGTGAGAATTAGTTTTTGCCACTCTAATAATGGCTGGCCAATAGATTCAGCTAGCGCAACTATCTCATCTATGCGTGATGTTGTATCGAGCCAAGGAGTGTTAAGCCGTGGATGAGTTGCCCCTCGTAAGGGCTGTTTAACTTCGGTTAGCAATCGTCTAGCCCTGCTGTAAACCGCGGGTCATAGGGCCTATGTGAACCGTTTCAACCACTTTTGGGGAAAAAGAGGACGA